GTTGTAGTTGTAGTTGTAGGAACACCCACCCATGTGGTCTGCCAATCACCCCAATCGGTCTGACTCCAAGTATTCAAGTACTTGTAGTTGTCAAGGGCGGAATCATCGGTCACATTAAGCGCCGGAAGTTGTGTCGTGCTGTACCAAGTATCTGTAGGAGGGTTGAGAGAAATGTCTCCATTGTACTGGAAGATAGAAAACGGATTGACGTTGATAATATCCGTAGCGAACGTCTGGATAATATTCGGAGTCTCCGTATAAGGGAGAAGGAGAATGTTGTTTCGGTTTACATAACCCGATGAGGCCGCAACGTTAAAATTCAAATCGTTGTTGATTTGAATAAAACATGGGCGCATGATTTGGTTGGTCGTATCAATGGAGCATGAATAATCTGGATCAAAGACATTTCCGACCGAGTGGCCTGTAAAATTGTCCGTCACAAAACCATTCTTGTATCGGTTCAACCCAGTGGCAGTATCGGTAATCTGCATCGCAGCCGTATTCTGCTCTAACTGATTCAAATTGGTGTAGTATTCGAGATTTGCAATTCTCGCTTCCAACTTACCAATGTCCTTCATGGTATAGCGGGGATTGTTAGTCGGCTTGATCGTCAGATCGGTCGAGTTAAGCGTATACGGATTTAATGTGATCGTGTACAACATCATTCCGTCGATAGGATCTTTTGGCTCCTGCGGTGCCAATGCAGAAACACCCTCGATCAAATTGAACTTACCGTATTGATCCAGGTAAATCTTGTCAACTCTTCCCAAATAGTATTGGTAATCAGTCGTAACGATTCCTGTTGTAGAGAGCGGTGCCGAATAGCTTGAACCAGTCTGCGAAAATCCAGCGGAGTTGTCACTCTTTCGAGGACGGAAATCCAGACAATCTCTTAGAACATAGAAAGTTCCACTAGACGATCCATATACAGGAATCTGAGAGTAGTCCACTTGATTCTTGTAACTGTCTACAGAAAAATAGTCGCCTGTACCAGAATGCAAGAAGTATTTGAAGATGATCATCACCTGACCTACAGGTGGCGGGGCGCTCGGACGTAAGTAGACAGCACCAACATCGTAATAATAATCACGCTGTCCTGGATCAACTAAATAACGATCCTTAATGTCCATTTGTGCCGGATTGGTAGGATCAGGCGTAACACCCGTTGCGCCAGAATCAATGATCTTGTCGATAACAACAATGTCGGCTTTCCCCAACGACATTTTTGCAGTAGGTTGCGTAATAACTATCGAACTGCTGGTAAGGGTCTTGGTTTTTTCTGCTACACCCGTTCGATAGACGGTCGCCATCAACTTCATGGTGCTTCCGTGTGTGCCGCCGACTCCGCTGTTAATCGAAACAGTCAAGGTAGTCATGGCCGGATTGCCGCTGAAATTACCTGCACCAACAATGTCGTTCAAATCTACGAACTTACCCTGGTTTGTGGATGATACGATACAAGCCAAGTAATCCGATGGGTTCATTGAGACAAACGGAGCATCTGACGTAGTAGTAAAAACATAATCACCATTCGTGTTGCTTGTTGCCTCAAACATCTTTCGAATGTAGTAGGATGTTCTGATTGAATTATCCGAAGCTCGGACGGTACTTACCATCTGCTGCGGCATTTTGTAAATTAAACCACTAATCTGCGTCGAGAAGATCTGCTTTCTGGCACTCAAAGTTCCTGTTGTTACCGGAGTGCTTGCAATACTGAAAGTGCCGCTGTTAAGAATCTGTGTGGTGTTTCCTGTATTAGGCTCGGTAATGATTAGGTTGTTGATCGGATCGTACAGAACGAGCAATTCACTTCCGGTGGAGCTAGGACCCGTGATCGTCGCCCCTTTTACCAAACCTGTTCCGTTGACATTGGTTGCACCAAAGACTGCACAGACATCGCCATAAGCGTCGAGTCCATTACCGTCGTTGTTGTTTGTAATGTCGTTAGACAAATAGAATGATCTGACGCTATTGATGTCCGCACCAGTGTTCATACTAATGTCGAACAGATACATTTTGAACACTGCATCAGAAGTGGCCGCATTCGTCCCCTGATAAAACTCAATCGAGTGAACCTTCGCTGTACCTAAACCATTACCTGTAAGATCGAACGAACCATTTGCCTTTCGATTCGAAAAATGGATAGTCAGGAAGTCTTTCGACGCTGAGGCTGCTGCCATCGGGATGTTGAACAAATTTTTGGCTAAAATGTAATTGCCGATAGGTGCCGGAATGATGGCATTGGTTGCCTGTCCGCTGTCTCGTGCTTTGCTTACATCGATGTAATCGGTGACCAATGTGTTGACCAAATAACCATCAACATAGGCCCGACCGGATTCCATACCAACTGCAAGTTTGGTCGCATCACCTTTTCCATATGGTGATGGTGGGTAAATTCCACGATTCACCTTAGTGGTATCATTGATGGTATAGGTCGATGTAATGTCCGCTACTTCGTTCGCCTTATAATCTACGTCGAGCGTAGCTGTTTTGGTTGAACCGACGTAACTTACAATTTGAAAGACCTGTCCTGCACCACTTCCATTATTGATGTACAACTGCATCCCGTTGTAAGCACCGTCCGTGGCTGATGCTGAGGTCGCCAAAGACATGGTAGCCGGAAGTAAGGAAGTCGCTACGGAAGCTCCTAGAGCCAGCCCAGTGGTCACGAAAGAGGTATCCAGATGTTCTCGGACATCAATAGCAAAGTTACGAACTGCAAAATCACCGTTCGTATCAGCCATGCGTTGTGCCAATTCTTTTTCTATGACGCTGTATGTGTCCGTATTGACTTTACTTTGGATGACGCTACCGATCAGACGAACCAATTCAATGAAGTTTTCGTCGCTGCTGGTATCCGAAAGATCTTTGTTCGTAAGGATCAGATCAACTTTGTAACGATGTGCTCCAGGCGCAGCGTAATTATTGGCACCTTGAGCGTTGTCAAGCAACGAAGGATCTTCTTCCGGCGTGACAATCGATTCAACGATGTTCAAACCTACACGAGTGCTGACGATATTCGAATAAGCACTGAGTAAGAAATATTGCTGTTCGACTTCGACAAAGTTTCCCCAGACGTAGTAGACACCTTTGTCAATTTGAGCAGAGATTCCAAGACCCGTTGGTGAGTTGGTAGCTACTTGTGCTAATCCATTACCAGAATTGACGAAGGAAAGGATTTCATTCGAAACGAAGACAGTCTGACCAGCGGTTCCGGTGTTCATGTACTTTACGTACAATGTAGGAGCATTGCCGCCCGTCGCCGGGACAGAATAAACTACTTGCGCCTGCAAACCCGTGATACTGCCTTGAATGATCTGATTGGTAAACTGACTGAGATTTACTGGGATAGGGGTCGAACCTATCAATCCATAGGTTGGCTGTAAGATAACATAATGCGCCTTGGCGTCGATAGCGACCTGACCAGGGATTACCATTGAACCATGCTGATAGATGGAATCACCAAGATTCTTCACTTGCTGCTGTAGAATGCTTTGGACCTGTGTTAGTTCACGAGCTTGAACAGCAACAGAGGGACGGAACAGAATCCGATAAAAATGCTTTGTCGGATCGAAATCGTCATTGTAAGGTGAAATGTTAAAGTTTAACGGCATTGTCTTCAGTGGTATTTAGTGCGTATGAATTAGAATTCTACGACGATTTTGATGTCTTCGACCTGATCACTTGCACGCATGATCGGGCGGCGATTCTCCATGTAGACCACATCACCGGAGAAAATTTGAAGATCTGGCTTCACAATATTTGCAATTTTAAAGACACTGGATGAGGAAGGATTCGTTACCCAATTTGGAGAAATTGTAGCGGTTCTACTGATTCCCGAGTAGCCAGTAATTGTACGAGTTTGTCCAACACCAGTTCCGCTGGTGATCAAAATTGTCTGACCAGTATAGGCATCGTTAGAAGTCGATGCGCTGCCCGGTAGGACGATGGTCGAGGAGGTTGCACTAGCTGCGGTGCCTGTAATGGTCAAAAGCACACCGGACGCTGCTGCCCCGATGACCGTTTCCCCAGGAATGAACGTACCTTTGACTTGAACCAGACGAGCGGTCAAGGTCGAGAAGGCTCCATAATCCAAAACGACGCCTGTAGCG